ACAAAAGAAAAACCACCTACTGTATCTTCTAATTTTAATTGTTTTTTAGAATTTAAATAATTTTCACCTCTAAATATTTTTTCTACCATCTCTGAGTAAGCACCAGTAAATGATTGTGAAACTCTTCTTCTATTATTTAAAAATATTTCATTTGTGGTAAGTTTTAAAGTTATCTTTTTACCTTGATTCATATCAACTTCTTGTAATATTTTGTAAACTACAAATGTATGTTCAGTAAAGTTAATAGAACCTTCATTGGTCTCTTCTGGTGTACCAATTTCTAATTTGACATATTCATTACCTATGATTGGTAATGTTTCTGATAAATCTTTTGTATCAACGAATGTGATATCTGCAGAAATTGCATTTGAAAATAATTCTTCATAGACATTTACTTCAATTAAAACACCCTCTAAATCAACTTCACCACCTGCATGTGTAATTATTTTACATTCTAGTACCTGGTACTGACCAGCATACTGCATACCCAAAGGACTCTTTGCCATTAACCTGTACCTTCACTCATCAATGTCTTAAACTCTTTAATAAATTGAACTAAAAAGTCTTTTTTTAATAATCTTATTTGACCTCTTTGAATTTGTAAATCTTCTTCAAATTGATAATTACTAACACTCACTGCTGTTGGATGACCAGTTTTATCTGGACCAATATTAATAACCTCACTTGTATCTCCAGATGTTTTTGTAATTTCAAAATGATGTATACCATTAGGATTTGAATATTTGTCTTGTAAATATTGTTCAAAGGCCTCTACACCCATAGGCCACTGATGAAATCTGTCTATAACATCATTTACTATCAATACAACCCAATGTAATGATGCATCACCATAATATTTAAATGCAATGTCTTCAGGTTTCTCACCCATAGCAACTTGGTAATAATCAAATACTTTTGTATTTGCCGATGCATTCACAGCCAATTTGACTCTTTTTAATATATGTGTGAATTGTGATAGATTACCATCACCTTTTATATCATAATTTAATTTAGGAAATTTAGAAAAATACATTAAAAACCTTCCTTAGCTCTTTCTTTAGTAATAATTTCAAGTTCTTTAAATTGTAACGACATCTCTGATTCAACAGGTGGTGTGTCACCTTCATCATCAGGTACATGCGCACTATATCGTCCGCCTCCATACTTGACATTTAGATTTTCTAAAACACAAGTAGAAACTTTATTTAAATATGTATTGTGGTCACCTTTACCGACCCAATGATATTCTATGTCAAATACATCAGGTGTAACGAAAACTCTTGATTTACCTTGGTCACCTTCAACTTCTGGTAACATATGAAACTTAAATATGTTTATAATCTCTCTGACCATTTTTGCTTCTTCCATACTCTTAGGTAAAAACTTAAAATTATAACTAAATGACCTTTTTGCAACACCACTAAATATTAATTCCATTCTATCAGTTGTAACTTTACCGGTTCTTGCAAAATCTAATGCCTTTGAACCAGATGCAGCAGTATCAAGTGCATTTCTTGCCATTTCTGGTGCAGCTTCTTGAAGCTCTCCACTTGCAGCTTGAACTTTATTTTCAGCACCCATAACATTAGATACCCCTTTAGCTATCATACCAATTTCTTTATCTTCATATGCAGAGTTATATGTAACTTCTACTTGTGCAGGCATATATAATGCTATTACCATATCTGTTCGTGTTGTTGGTGCTCTTGTATGTGTAAATATCTTTGTAGGTTTATTAGCACTTCTTCTAGGATTTAATTGTTGAGCCTTTGTAGACCCAGACATAAATGATGAAGTTGCTGTGCCACTTGCATTTCTACTTGTACTAGTGCGACTTTGTGAAGATTGTTCTGAATTTTCTGAAGGATTTAAGTTCTTTGATGCTTGACCAGAGTTATCATATTTTAATTTACCAACATCTTGAGTATTCACATAAAACAATATGAAATGTCCTTGATTGGGTGTGCCACCTAAATCTAAAGGGTATTGAAAAACTCTTTGACCTGACTTATTACCACTAACAGAATTATAACCACCTGCAAATGGGTCACCTAATGATTGTGAACCTAAAGAGTTTCTACCATTTAGAAACGAACCTAGTTGATTAGTCAAACCACCAGAAAATAACTTAGTTGAAAAAACCATATAAATATTCCTATGAGTTACAGTGGCCGTTATATTCCTACACATCCCAAAAAATATAAAGGCAATCCTACTACTATTTATTACAGAAGTTTGTGGGAGCGTAAATTTATGGTATATTGTGATAAAAATGACAGAATACTAGAATGGGGTTCAGAAGAAATACAAATACCTTACTTTTTACCTACAGATGGTAAATATCACAGATATTTTCCTGATTTCTATATAAAATGTAAAAGAGCAGATGGTAATATAAGAAAAATGATTATAGAAGTCAAACCAAAGAAGTTTACAAAAAAACCTCAAATACCAAAAAGAAAAACAAAAGCATTTGTAAGAGAAGTTTATGAATGGGGTAAAAATAGTGCAAAATGGGAAGCTGCTAGAGAGTATTGTAGGGATAGAAATATGGACTTTCTAATTCTTACCGAGGACCACCTAATGCCCAAGTATAAATAATATTATATGAGTATATTTGACGAAATACGAAATCTACGAAAAACTGGTAGAGAACCATATCAGTGGTATCGTAATAGAATTAGAGATTTGGGTGCACCGTCTTCTAGTGATTTAATCAAAGATGGTAGACTTTCTGGTAGAGTTAATTTTGGTAGATTGAATATGTTTTTGTATGACCCAAAATATAAAGACAAACTACCTTACTATGATGTGTTTCCGTTAGTGTTACCTATAAAAAGATATAGTGATGGATTTCTAGGTATTAACTTTCATTATCTTCCTTATGCATTGAGAGCAAGATTAATGAAAAGATTAGAAGATGATGCAAGAGGACCACAAAGTGATATGAGAATTCTTACATCATATGGTAAACTACAAAATGTAAATATAGTGAAACCAACTTTAAAAAGATATCTATATCAATTTACTAGAAGTAGGTTTAGAAGAATAGATAGTGAAGATTTTGTTACTGCATTGATGTTACCTGTACAAAGATTTAGAAAATCAAGTGCAGCTAAAGTATGGGCAGATAGTAGAAAGGTAATATAGTGTTTAACTTAAAACAATGGAAACAAACTTTCCTAACTCAAGAACAAGCTCAAACAAATAGATTTGAGATTATGATAAATTTACCTAAAGTTTTGAGTGGTAGCTCTGAGGCTGCAAGATATGTCAGTTTAAGATGTGAAAATTTTCAATATCCTGAAAGGTCAATTCTATCTGCAGCTGATGATAACATTTATGGACCACCAAGAGAAATGCCACAAGGTGTTGTACAAAGTTCTACAATCACAGGCACATTTTGGTGTAACAAAGATTTAGAAGAAAAAGTATTCTTTGAAGAATGGCAAAAACAAATATACCAACCAGGAACATATAATATGAATTATTATAATGACATTGTTGGTGAGATACATATCTTTCAATTATCAAAAGGTAGAAGTGCTTCAATACCAGGTAACTTTTTAACTTTTACTGGTGCAACTGAAGAAAAAACAAAATACGGTGTCAAACTGTTTGAGGTTTATCCAAAAACAATACAAGCACAAGAATTAAATACAGATTCTGGTTTGCAAAAATTATCAATAGATTTTGCATACAGATATTGGGAAGGTATTGGTCGTGAACCTTCTAAAAATTTAAACGACTATATTGCAAGTAATTTCCCTGGAAGTAACAAGAATGAATTATTTGATGTAAAAGGTATATTAACAGATATACTAGGTAAATCTGGTGCGGGCCCATCGGTAGTAGCTGGTGGTAGAGCTGCGGCAGATTTATTATTAGAATAGGAGTGAAATATTATGGCTTTACCTAAACTTGAAACGCCAACATATAAAATAAAACTACAAAGTTTACAAGATGAAATAGAATATAGACCATTTCTTGTAAAAGAAGAAAAACTATTGATGATAGCATCTGAAACAGGTGATGATAAAAATATTATGAAAGCAATGTTAGACATTATAAATGAATGTACATTTCATAAACTTGATGTACAAAAATTACCTATGTTTGACATAGAATTTTTATTTTTACATATCAGAGGTAAATCTGTGGGTGAACAAATAAAAGTAAATATTACTTGTCCAGATGATGAAAAAACAAGAGTGGAAAAAGAAATTGATATTAATCAAATTAAATTATCAATAAATGAAAATCATACAAATGTGATTGATATAACAGACAACATCAAAACAGTTATGAAATATCCTAGTATGAAAGAAGTTACAAGTATTAATTTAAAAAATACAGGTGAAATGTTTAAAATCATACCAAGGTGTATAGAAACAGTTTATGAAGGTGAAAAGATAATAGAAGACTTTAGTGAAAAAGAAGCAGAAGAATTCGTATCATCTTTTAATACAGAACAGTTCAAAAAAATACAAACTTTTTTTGAAACTATGCCTAAATTAAAACACGATATTAGAGTTGAAAATCCTAATACAAAAGTAACATCAACAGTAACACTGGAGGGTCTGCAGAGTTTTTTTTAATGGCTCTTTCTCATAATAATTTAGAAAATTATTTTAAAACTAATTTCGCGATGATGCAACATCATAAGTATAGTTTAAGTGATATTGAAAATATGGTACCTTGGGAAAGAGATGTATATGTAGATTTACTTCAACAACACGTGCGAGAGGAAAATGAACGAATCAAAGAACAAAATAGAAAAAACAGTTGACCCAGAGGTCGCTGCAAGAGATTTGAATGGTGATGGACACATCACCAAAGAAGAAATGGAGATGAATTTGGAATTTAAAAGAAAAGAATTAGAAGACGCAGATGCCCGTAGAGATGCAATGAGAACAATGACTTGGTTCGCATTGTTGGGTATGTTGTTTTATCCTAGTGGTATATTAATCACTGCTATGTTAGGTCAAGACACTGCAGCAAAATTAATTGCTGATATAGCCCCAACATATTTTGTTGCAATCTCAGCTTTAGTTGCAGCATATTTTGGTGCAAACGCATATGCAGATAAGAAGAAAAAATAATGTCTGAATTAACTGATGTAAGTAATCAACTCACTTCACAAAATAGAAGTCTAAGAGAAACCTTTGCTGAAGAACACGAAAAGGCTAGACAGCAGGCTGATGCTATTGGTAATAAATTAAGTGAGATTTATACTCACGGATTTGAAAATCAAGCAAAAGCTTTAGGTCGTCTTGGTAGTTCTATGGCATCAGGTTTGTCCGAAAAATTATCAAAAAGTCTTTCTTTTCTAAAACCAAGTATGGAATCTATAAAAGAAGAGAAAAGAGCTAATGATGCTTTCTTTGATGCAATTTCTGATTTTTCAAAAGCCACTGGAGATTTTTTTAAAAGGGGTGCAGACAAGGTAAAAGAAAAGTTTTCTTTTCTAGGACCAATTGGTACACTTCTAAAAGGTTTAATTATTGGTGGTGCTTTATTCTTATTACTTAAAAAATTACCAGAAATATTTAATAGTGATTTGTATAAACAAATGATTATAACCATTGAAAAACATATTGTACCAGGTATAAAAAAATTGTACAATAAATTCATAAAACCATTTTTAAAGTTTTTTGTAGATGGACTTTCAGCGTTATTTAAAGATATTAATGATGACAGTAAATCAGCTGGTGATGTTATAAAAGAAAATGGTAAATTTCTTGCAGCAAGTTTAGGTGCATTTGCACTTTATATGTATCCTAAAGGTGTATTTGGAATAATAACATCTGCTGGTAAAAATTTAGTTTTGGCAGGTAGATTATTAGGTAAAGCTATAACCGCAACTGGTAAAGCAATGTTGGATTCAAGAGTTGGTAAGGCTATTACAGGAAAGTTAGTTGATGCTGGTAAAGCTATGGGGTCAGCAATTGCTAATGCAGGTAAATCATTACTGAATAATGCTGCCAGTCTTGCTAAAAGTGTACTTGCAGGTTTAGTTAAAGGTGCAGTTGCTATGAAGGCAGCAATTGTTAGTGCAGGTAAAGCTTTACTTACACAAGCAGCCACAGTAGGTAAAGCTGCATTGGGTGGATTAGCTACAGGTGCAGCAGCTATGAAAGGTGCTTTAATAAGTGCAGGTATTGCACTTAAAGCTGCAGCAGCACCACTTTTAGCTGCATTGATACCATTTACTCCAATAATTCTTGCAGTTGCTGCAGGTATTCTATTAGCAAAAACTGCATTTGATTCTGTAGCAGAAAAATGGAATGAAACACCTGGTGTGATAGGTAAAATAAAACTGATAGTAGCATCAATTCTTGCTGCACCTATTAATTTTTTCAAAGGTATTATTTCTTGGGTTGCTGGAAAATTAGGATTTGAGAAAGCTGCTGAAGCAATAGATGCTTTTGACCCTGTGCAAGGAATAATTGATTTCTTCTCATCTGTAGGCACATTTATCGCAGATAAGTTTCGTGCTTTAAAAGATAAATTGTTTAGTCTAGGAACTGGAATATTAGACTTCTTCAAAGGTAAGAAAACACTTGAAGAGGGAGCTGATACATCCGGTCAAACAGTGGCTAATAAAATAGAAAAAAGACAAAGTGGTGGTCCTGTTAAAAAAGACAGTTTATATTTAGTTGGTGAAAAAGGTCCAGAATTGTTTAGCCCTAGTATGTCCGGTATCGTAGCAAACTCACAACGAACTGCTGATATTTCAAATAGAGCAATGGAAAATGCGTTGGCTGCAATGAAAGGTATGGGTCAATCTGTACAAAATATTATTAGTGCACCTACACAAAATGTTGAGAATAAAACTGAAAATAAAGTAGCAATAGGTGTGGGTACTTTAGATGATAACTTTAGACAATTAGCAACATTCAGTTTCTAATCCTCATCATCAAACAACCAATGTGGTCGTCCATAACCAATCACTGGACTCTTATAGGGTTTGTTTCTTTTTTTAACTATTAAATGATTTGAACCCAAGTCTGATGGTTTTTTATAGTACATCAGTTGGGATTTATCCGTTAGATGCCTATATAAGTCTGGCATTTTAAACTTTCTCATATATTAGTAATAAAATCTACGAATGTTAGTAATGCAAATAAAACGATAACAAATAAATAAATCCAAAACCAATGATTCCTCATTAATTTACTTAAATCCATTTTAATTTCCCATTGCTTTCCATATTACATAGAACACTACCCACATTGAACATAGCGAACCTAAACTTACAAGTGTCCACATAATGATTTGTTCTTGTTTTTTCTTGGCTGCAAGAATTGCTTCTTTTCTTTTTTTTCTAATTTCTGCTTGTATTCTTAAAACTTCATTCCAAGCATCTGGTCCGTGACTCATATTAACAAAAGTTCTGAGTTCTTGTTCCATTGCCTGTATTTTCTTTTTATGTGCAAAGACTTCAAGTGCTTCTTCTTCAACACTCATACCTGCTGTTTTAGCCTTTTTTGCTTCTCTGTTAACGGTTTCACAAGAATTCATCCAGCGACCAATGTCGCCATACATTGACTCCACTTCTCTGCCCATTTCAAAGCCTTTTTTGATAGCATTAAATGCTGCTGTTGCAACACCAAATGCACTAATTGGGTCTACCATATGCCTCTCCTATTACTATTTATAATAAAAAAGGGGTGTACAACTAAGTGTAACACCCCTTAATAAGGAGAAACAATAAGAAACCTAGGCTTCTTTTGCTAATTTCTGAAAGTAATCTAAACTATCATCACTATCAGCTGAAGTTGTTTTGACAACATTGTCAACATATTGTTTGTCATCACCATCAACTTCAGGTGTACCAAGGTCTACATCTTCTGCAGAACTTGATGATTGACTTCCACTTAAAACATCATCAAGTCTTGACTTGAGTTCATCATAAGTTTTAAAATTAGATGGTGCTAAAAACTCTTTTAAAGAGTGTTCAGTTTTCCAAATCTTATCTAATTCGGTATCATCTTCTTTTAACTTTGAAGAACTATCAAATTCAGACTTATCATAGTTCCAGTATCCGTCAACCTTTCTAATTTTCAACTTGAAGTTTGCACCTTCCCAAAAGTCAAATGGGTTAACAGGTTTTTCATCTTCAAATTGAGGTTGCAAAGCTTCCATCAACTTTTCATAAATCTTCTTACCATATCTGAATAAGAAAACTTTACCTTCGTTTTCAGGATGCTTAGGGTCAGATACCACATATATGTTTGAGTAATATTGCAGTTTTCTTTTTTGTTTTCTGGCAATCTCTTTATCACTTTCAACACCAGAGTTCCATAGTCTAGAATTATATTCTGAAACTGGGTCTTTCTGATTCATTGTTGTTAGTGAGTTTTCAATATACCACTTACCAGTTGGTCCTTGAAATGCGTGATTCCAAAGTTTAGCCCAAGGCATATCTTCACCATTGGGTGCTGGTAAAAAACGAATAACTGCGTAACCATTACCAGACTTGTCTAGTTCTGGTTTCCACATTCTCTCGTCTACATATGATTGTTTTTCTACTGGTGCATTTTCTGATTCAGCTGCTGCCAGTAATTTGTCTAAAGAATTAGACTTTTTAAGCGTATCTAAGCTTGACATAATTTTCTCCGTATGCTATTATATGCTATTTTATCTTCACCTAATTCATAATATAATGTTATTTATACAACCAAATTACCCCACATATTGGAGTAAGTGATTGTTTTCACATTGTCATAATCTGACCATTCTGGTATATCAGAACCGTCATCAATGACTCTGTAAAACTTTTTGTTTGGATATTTCTTAAAATTATAAGTGTGTTGTTCTATCCAATTCATAGGACTTACATATTTACAATCAGAAGTTATATAACAATCTGTATCTTTGTATACATTGTTAACTTTACCTTCTCTTGGCATATCAAATCCTAACATATAGATGTTATCAGTATCTTTATTTTCTTCTATGGCTACTCTCACAGCAGTTGGTCCAGAAGACCAACCTAGAAACTCACCATCAAAGTAAGAATCTAGGTCTTCAACTTTGTCCTCATCATCAACCCAAGTAATCCATAAACCCGCGTTACCTAGTTTCTGTCTTACATCACCTTTTGGTAATCCTTGAAATTTAGTTAAAACTTCCATCATAGAGTCTTTAAATTTCTCTGGGTCTATACCGTGGCATACAAGTTGTACTCTTGAGCCTTTTTCATTTTGATGTAAAAATTTATCAACAGTATCTAAGTCTAAACTTTTTAGTTGTTCATTTAAAGCTTGTAAACTAGATTCTTCTAAACCAGTAAACTGTAACATACCAAAAAACTCTTCTGGTAATAGTTTCCATTGTCTGAAGAAACATTTATTATCTGTGCAATAACCACTTGAATATACTTCATGCATCATTGCCCAATCTGTTGATATCAAACCATCTGGATTAAAATCTCTGTATAATGCATTACACCCATAGATTTTACCCCATTGTCTGAATTGATTTAAATCAATACCATTTCTAGATTCGCCGTTACCTAAAACGATAACATTTTTTGGTTTATTTGTTTCCATAATTAAATCCAATAAAGATAATTGTTTCATCACTCTGTGTCAGAAGGTTTTCCGTCATAGTCACTAGTTCTTTTAAATGCGTGAATATTGTCAACTTCGTGTATGTCTTCAAGTTCATCATCTAAATCATTTTCAGGTTCTGTTTCCCAATCTGAATTTGTATCACCTGTATTTCTAATCGTTACAGATGCATCAAATCCACAACCCTTTAGAAAGTTTCTAAACTTATCTTCTAGGGTGGTAATATCACCTTCATCTATTTTAACTTCAACTTCAACTCTTTCTTCAGATTCTCCTTCATAGACTTCATCTGTTTTTATGAATGTAAATCTCTGTTGCATTATCTTCTCCTCTTATTTCTATAAAAGATTTGATTATTTAAATCTTTTACTTTTGACAGAAGAGTGTCATTTGACTTTTTTAAATAAGCACAATCTTCGTTTAGTTGTTTGTTTTTCTTTTCAAGTCCTTCAAGTTTAGCACGATAGAAATCCCTTTCTCTTACCAGGGACTCATTAGTTTGCTGTTGCATTATAACTCCAATTAAGATTAATATTTAATGTGTTCAAGTTGTTTTGATACATTTCGTACATAATCATCTCTGACCATATCGCCCTCGTGAATAAACATATCACAAGAACAGTATGCACAATTTTTACCTTGAAGTAGAAAATTTAAAACTGTGTGTTTATAGTTTTTTAAATCTTCATCAAAAGGTTTCAATGGTAATGTATCAATACCATTGTTTTCTAAAATCAATATGGAATTGGTAATAAAAGATAATTGACTATTATGACCTAATTTCATATGCTCAAGAAACTCAAAATACTTTTGGACATTTACATTGTATAAACTATACAATAGTGAATATACAGTGCCAAGTTGATGATGTAATTCATCTGACTCAAATAGGTCAGCTACATCTGACACCAAACCCTTTGGTGTGATATCATTGATTGCACCTTTGTCCCATAGAAAGTTCCAATCACTTTCTAACATATATTCTAATAAATCTTGTAACTTCTGTGGATTACCATCATCTTGTACATAACTTTTTCTTTTACATTTATAATCCATCTTAAAATAATACTGTTTGTTTACTGCATCATAATTAATAACTTCTATCACATCAACAGATGACCTTTTGAAACCTCTTGAATTACCAGTGATTGTTTTTTCTTTGACACTACAAGCACCAATAAAATCTGGAAAGAATGGTTGATATCTTTCTTGAAATATACCTATCTTTTCTTTCCAATACTTTCTTCTTACAGCATATCCTAGATAAAATATATTTGTGTTTTGTATGGTATCAAAATCTTCATCAACTATAATATCTTTTTCTAATAATTGATGATGAGTATATGGTATACCTAAACCTTTATAATAATGTTTTTTGCCTTTCCACACTCTTCCTCCGCAGTGTGTAAGTTCATCATTTATTTCTAATTGGTTTACTTGTTCTTTTGTATTATAAATTTTTACTGTGTGCATTTTTATGTTCAACTAACATCTTTAGTAATAACATTTTATACTCTGTTTCATTAAATGTCAATAGTGAAATGTAATTTTTTATTTTATTATTATGATTAGGCCAAACTATATTTTCAGATATTTTCTTTGTGAAATCTGTTGAGTAATTTAGTAGTTTGTCTAATATGACCATTGTTTCTATGTTAATTCTTTTTGATAGATAATTTTTGAACAATATAGGATGCTGCCCATTCTCAACTTTAAATGCATAATTAAAATCTTTTACTTGATTTAACAATAATTCTATATCTTGTATAAAATTATATCTTAGTGATTGTGTTTTCTTTTTCCAATCTGTAAAATTTTTATCATTAAATTCACCAACATAACCTTTTTCATTTACAAGAAAATTAGATACAAAAAAGTCTTGAACTTCTTCACCATATTTTCTGGATACTCTTCCAAAGAAATGTTTGTCTTTTCTATTTAAGTAACTTTTCTTATTAGCCTTTGTTTTACCACCATACCTTACAAAGTCATACTTTGAATTAAAGTGTGCTTTCAGGCCCATATAAATTTTATATGCTTCAAATGCATCCATAATATTCATACTGGCAGTTTACCCATTCTAGGTAAAAAGTTTAAATCTCTAGCATTTGCTTCTATTTTATCTTTAAGTGGTTTTTGTATTAGACCTGTTATTGAATCAGGTTCTATTTCATTTTTGGCACAATAATCAAGTATTGCTTCCATATGTGATATTCTTTTCTCTTGAACTTCTTTTTCTATAAATTGTGAAAATGTTTTTGGTGTCATTGTTATTCCATTATAATTAAAAAAGGGTGAGATATGATACCCCACCCAATTTAGCAAAATTACTTCTCAGCGCATGCGTAAGAATTAATTTCAAGACCTACTGAAATTTCAGTAATAGTTGGTTTTGACCAAGCCATAGTTATTCTCCTAACTAGTATGGAGTGCTGGTTGCCTTGGGCCGCAGACCACTCATTATTAAATGGTGAGTATTCTGTTACTAGGAACTCACCTAACCCTATCCGATTATGCTGCTAGAGCGTAATCTTGAGATGCAAAGTTATCGTTTGCGTTTATCGTTTTGACCTATAAGGAAGTCAACCCATATTCTCCAATAATCCTCACACACCAGTCGAGCCTATATCACCCCCTCATTAGGGGTTTTTGGTGGAGGTGTCGGGTACCGCCCCCGAGTCCTGTCTATGGTTAGACTACCTTCAACGAATATTCCTAATATCTATAATTATAGATTCTGTAAGAAAGATGAACAACTCGTTATAAATTGACAACATTGTCAGCTGAACCAGTTTGTAAATCTTTCAGGTTATCTGTATTATAGTATCTTTCTAACTCTTTGTCAAGGTGCAATAAATAATCTTTTTTATCTTTAATAAACTGTTGTACAGTGCCATCTTCTGTAACAACCAATATTACAATTCTATTTATTTGTATACCTGTTCTTTCATAAAACATCTCAGAATATGCAGATGCTTGTATATAATAGTTTTCATTCCAAGCATCTTCTCTTTCTTTAGTGCTTGTTTTAAAGTCTATAACCGCAATCTCACCATCATACTCAGCGATGCAATCAACCCTACCAGCGAGTCTGTATTTGTCACTCCAGAGTGCAGATTCTTGGCAATATATCAATCCTATCTTTTCATTTAATACTGGTTTTAGTTGTGAGAATAAACAATAAGAAAGAAACCTACCTTTCTTTTGTTCTTCTACTTTTTCAAGGTCATTATTTAAATAATCTTCACAGAAGTGATGAACCTGAGTTCCTCTTGTTGCCGACTTTCTAGAAACATAATTGGCAACATCATCACCAACTCTTTCACGCCATTGGTGTAAACCTTTTTTATTTCTATTCTTTAGAACAGTGGTAATAGAAGGATATAATTGACCTTCAGGTGTTTTATATAATCTGATACCATCTTTGGTTTCAGCTTTAATCTCTGGAATAACTATTCCATCTTTATGGATAAACATTAATCTCTCTTGTATTCATCTGGAACTTTACCATAACCAACGACTCTATCCCATTCTCTTTGTGTATATTTGTTTGGATGTTTTTTTTTCTTAGACATTCAAACCCTTTGAGTAAACTGTTTTACCATTAACTCTAGAAGCTGTCAAAACAGACTTTCTATTTTTGCCATCTTGATTATAAGAAACATGCACCCAACCACTTCTAGGGTCACCAGGTGTATAGAATTCCAAAATAAGTTGGTCAAAATCTAAATTATCTTGTATCCAGAATGCAACATCTGCATTACTTTCTTTTAAACATTCAAGGTCAACAGCTTGTCCTTTACAATGTTGTGACTTAGATGAGCCACCAATCTTTGAGTTTAGTTCTGGACTTCTATAACCTGATGTTATCAATGTTACACCAAACTTTTCTCTGATTGGTTGAACAACATTTGCAAATAATCTTTTTGCATTATCCAAATGTTCCTCACTCATCTCATTACTGATTCCGTGCCTAGTTGCAGTTTGTGACTTTGTATATTCTGCAATTGTGAAATTTTCACTTAACTTAGACATAATCCTCTCCTAAAAATTAACTTTATAGCTGACACCAATAGCATTGTATTGACTATCACCTCTTTTAAATTTACTACCAACACCTATACTGTTATTCTTATCAAGTTTATAAGATACGCCAGCTTTATATGTGACATCAGTTTGTTCGTATATTGAATCAAAACTATCTCTAAATCTAACACCACCCTTGATGCTCCATTTATTAGATAAATTATATTTTAGACCAGGTTCTATATGCCAATATTCGTGACTTTTGTTTCTAGTCATTTTAAAACCAGCACCACCTCGTGTATATAAACTTACAGGACCCATAATCTTTTTAGAAGCTATGAGTGCAATCTCTGCTCTTTGGTCATTATCAGTAGAACTATCTTTTACTTTTAATCTTGTTTTTACTTCTGCAGAAAATACATCATTTAGTTTCTTACCAACAGTAAGTCCATACTCTGATGCATTATTACCACCATTTAGTCCGTCTTGTAAACCATAACCAAATTTAGCATAATATCCTGATGAATGATTACAATCTTTAGTGTGTATGTGTTCTGCATTACTTGTAAAAGGTAATGCAACAACACTTAATATCATTAAATATTTTTTCATTATACACAACTGCCTACAGGATGTTCACCATTCTCTTCAGGTGACTTGCCGTGTTTCAAATAATAATCTCTCGCTTTACGAATATTCGCACCGTGATGATTTTGCATTTCACACCAAGTTTTGATGTATTCGTTTTCAGGTTCTAGTCTTAATACTTCTTTAACTAATGTTTCTTGTATTCGCCAGTCCCATCTTTGTTTAGTACTTTGCATAATATAATTACTCCTCTAGACCAAGTTTTGTTTTTTCTATCAAATATGAACGAACAAAGCCAGAACGAACAATATCACCTATTGTGAATTCTACTACTTCAAATTCTTTCATATTCTCAAGAATTCTCATAAAATCTTGTAGTCCTTCCTTTTCAGCCATCTTGGTCAAATCTGATTGAAAGAAATCACCACAAAATATAATTTTACTATCTTGACCAACCCTAGTAACAATCGTATCTAATTCGTGAAAGTTACAGTTTTGTGATTCGTCAACAATTACAATAGCATTATCTAATGTTATACCACGAAGATACGAAGTTGTCAAGAAGGTAACCGAATTTTGATTCTTTAATCTATCATAAAGCATACTAAATGCAGAGTCACTATGTTGTTCAAACATAAATTGTACCATATTGTGATATGGCACTTGATACAATGCTGACTTATCTTCTTCATCACCTGGTAGAAAACCTATATCTCTAGTAGGTACAACTGAACGAATAATTATTACATTTTGATATTTTGTTTTTGGGTCTAATACTTGCTCTAACGCAAGATATAAAGATATAAAAGTTTTACCTGTACCCGCAGCACCAAAAAGAAATAAGTTTTTGTTCTGTTTTCTCCAAGCTTCAAAAACAACTTTTTGGTTGTCCGTAATTGGTTTTATAGAAACCAAATCATCTAATTTTATATCTTGTTTTTTACTCATAGTTTTTCTCATATGTTTTACCTAAATTATCTGTAAATTTTATATTCTTTATCTTACCACCATATATTGTGAAATAATGATTATGTGCTATACCAATAGTTCCTTGATATTTAAATTCACCATATTCTGTTGTGATAGTAACTGTATCAATATATTCAGCAGGTATCTCAGTTCTTGTCAGTTGATTAAATTGTAATCCAGAATAATTTGGGTGATTAAACTGTATCTTCTTTTTTGCAAATAACCAACCATCACTAAAAATATCTATTTTATCTCGTGCACCATCACTTCTACCTATGGGTGCAGCAGAACACCCGCCAGCGGCCTTTATAAACTTTCTATTGACATATAATTTACCATTTTTATCTTCACCAACAACTGTCAGATGTGTGTATTCATTGACTCTAATATTTGTTTCAACATATGGTAATATATCTTTAAATTCAAATGTTGCACAACAAGGTGTTGGATTCTCATCTATAATTAATGTTAGTTTTATTATGTCTTGAGATACTGCAGTAATAGTGATAGGAACATTACTACCGTCTATTGCACGATAAGGTGCATCAATAATTATATCTTCAGTTTGCTCTAAAAACTGTTCTTCATATAAATCTTCTTTTAACCATTCTTTCCAACTATCTGAAGAAACAGTAAATGGAAACAATAATAAAAGACTAAGGATTACGCTTTTTATGTTTATCATAGGCTCTTCTCGCTTTAAGTTTTCTGATAGATTTTTTACCATATCTGTCAGCCAATGGACTAGTGGGATGTTTTTCTGCTATCTTACTAAACACCTCTCTCATACCAGAATCACCTTTTTCACTTTTAGTAACTCCACTGACCACATTCATATTTAAATAATTAGCAGGTTCTATGTGTGAATTGTCTTTAAGGTATTGTACCTTTTCTTCATAAGACATAAACTCATCAAAGTATTCATTTGTCTTTTTATTTAGAAAATCGTATCTAGGCATCTAACTTCTTATTAATCTCTAATCTCAAGTCAACAATTCTTTCTTCTATATAATTAATTGCAGTATGAACATAGCCCATATCTTCTGGACCGTTCTCTTTTACAAACTTTTTTGCAATCTTTACTTCTTCTTGAAGCATCATAAGTCTATCAAGTTTACTTGCCATAATATTATCTCCTTACTTTTTTTTTATAATCTTTAATATTACTCTTAAACTCTTTTAGTATTGTAAACATATCTATTGTTTGCATTACAAACATACCAAAAAAGAAACCAGTTAAAAATAGTAATAATTCACCCATTTTTTTTCTCCAATTCTTCTATAAGTTGTTTAACTCTAATTTGCAAATCGTGTATTTGTTTTTGCATTTGTGCAATCTCAAACTGATACAATTCATCTTTACCAAGCCAATTTTTTCTTAACTCTTCTCTTTTCTTTTGTATCTCTTGTTCTTCTAAATATTCTAAATCACCTTTAGCAATGTGCTCATTAATCATATCCCAATATCCTTTTCTTGAAACCATAGTGGTATATTCCCATTTTTCCAGACAGCAAATCTAGTCTTTTCTTTTATATAGTAGTTCTTGTAAGCAGCAATTGGATTACCTGGTATTTTACAATACTCAGGCATCGCTTGTGGTAGTTCTGTTACTTTCATACTTTGGTTAATTTTCTTAGGTGGCCAACAAAGAAATGGCATTCTCCATTGAACACCGTGAGTCTTACCATATCTCTGTGTATATTCTACTAACGAATACTCTAACAATCTGTACAACCAAATATAGTTTCCTTTTGTTTCTCTAGCCCATACATTTGATGGGTGGTTAAAATGACAAGCCTTCATTAAGTTCTCATCAAGTCTTTTATTTGGGTGTTTGTATCTTCTAATTCTACGATTATTTTTAGATAAAGAATAATACATCTCACCGTCTATCATTCTGTGTGCAGTAGATAATAATTGTGCATACTCTACACACATTTTAACAACATGCTTATCACAATGCTCTTGTGCAGCAATTATTGGGTCTTCGTTGGTCATAAAAATATTCACTTAACCTCTCTCTCTGTAAAAAATGTGTCTGCCAATTTTAGTTGTTTTTTCAAAAGACTTAGCCCACTTAGGATGTACATAATCTGCGTGATACCACAGTGCACCATCTGTAATGTCCATTAAGCTTTTAAAGTTTGAATCAATAATACTTTTTGATAAATTATACAGTTGATTATAAACATACTGATTTTTAATAATATCAGGTTTACCA